CGACATAAAAGACCTCGTCGGCAAAATCGAACCCAAGCTCCCCGTCGCCGCACTAATTTAAAATGACAAATATCCCACCTTCAACAGGCAAAGCCTTTGAGCCATTCGTTGCTGATCTCACATCGTGGTTCGTGTTACAGCCAAACGATTTTGTTCTGTATTACGTTATGGAGGGGTTGCCACTTGGATTAGGATATAACCAATCAACCGGCGCATTAACAGGGACTGCCTCTGTCGTTGGAACATTTCCGATTTTTGTGTCTGCTTTTACCCTTAATAAAATTGTCCATAAGGCGAGCACGACTTTAAATGTAACAGCAGCCAACCCGATCATTAAAGCTAACCAGACTTTGACGGTTGCCTTGGGCATGGATGTGCTCTTTATTCCAGACTTCGATAATCCCAGCGTGCGGCAAGTCGCCTCGCTTCGCCTGGCATCAGGCTCAATTCCCTCCGGTTGCTCCGTGGCGACTTATGGCATTGTCGGCAAACCCGCCACCCATGGCACATTTACATTTGCGCTCATAGCCACGGGCCCCGGTGGAGACTCTGACCCGGTCACCGTCAGCATTATCGTCGCTGTTCAAAAGCCTCTTCTTTACAAAAAAAGCTACACTTTAAAAGTCGGGCAAACCTTTTCAGAATTAGGCTCGGCATTTCTCGACGCAGCGCCCGACAGGCCAGCCACTTCTTTTGCCGTCGATCAAATCCCGCTGGGGCTCTCGCTTAATTCTGCAACAGGGAATATTTCGGGAAGCGCCCAGCAAGTCGCGTCACTCATTTCTCATCTTACCGCCACCGGCCCCGGCGGGACGAGTGCGCCCGTCGATTTGAATTGGTCGATCTCCTCCGGCATACCCGTCGTGAGTCCCGGCCAAAGTTTCCCCGCAAAAGTCGGCGTGCCCTTTTCCGCCACCCCAGCACTGACCGATGAGCAAAACCGCCCCGTCGATAGCTGGCAGGCGAATGGGCTCCCACTCGGCTTTTCCATTAGCACCTTCTCGGGCGAGATCACCGGCACGCCAACAAAGACGGGCTCTTCTACAATCAACGTCTCAGCCAAAGGCCCGGGCGGCACAAGCTCAAGCACTCCCGTCACCTTCACCATTGCCGCTGGAGTACCCATCATCACCGCTGGGCAGACATTCACTGGTAGAGTAGGCACCGCGTTTTCGGCAAGGCCCGCACTTTCCGACGTCACCAACCGCCCTGTGACAAGCTGGTCGGCAACAGGGTTGCCGAGCTGGGCGACGCTCAACGCCTCGACCGGCGAGATCACCGGCACCCCGCAAGATAGCGGCAGTGCAACGATTACGCTTACAGCCACCGGGTCCGGTGGAACTAGCGAGGCGGCAGTAATAATCTCGGTTGCAGTTGGAGCGCCGATCATTACACCAGGCCAGAGCTTCACTGGCAAAACAGGCGATATTTTCAGCGCCACCCCAGCACTGACAGACGCCGCCGACCGCACGCCGACTTCGTGGAGCGCAAGCAACCTGCCACCATGGGCGACTCTCAATACGGCTACCGGCGAGATCACCGGCACAGCTCGCTTCGGAAATGCTACAATCAACGTCTCCGCAACCGGAGCTGGCGGAACAAGCGCCGTGACTCCCGTCACATTCACCATTTCCGCTGGTGCGCCCATCATCACCGCTGGGCAGACATTCCCAAGCAAAGTTGGCGAGGCTTTTAGCGCCACGCCTTTGCTGACGGACGTCACCAACCGCCCTGTGACAAGTTGGTCGGCAACAGGGTTGCCAAGCTGGGCGACGTTGAACGCCTCTACGGGAGCCATCACCGGCACCCCGCAAGATAGCAGCACCACCACGATTACGCTTACAGCCACCGGCCCAGGCGGCACATCCACTCAGACAGCCTCGATCTCGAGTACATTAGGAGCCCCCATTATCGTTGCAGGCCAGAGCTTCACTGGCGAGGTGGGTGAGGCGTTCAATTCGCCGCTTCCGACTCTGGAAGATCAGCTGGATCGACCAGCGATGTCATGGGCCATTAAAGGCCTTCCCGCAGGGCTTGTATTTCATGCCCCAAGCGGGACCATCACCGGCATTCCGACAACTAAAGGCACTTTTAGCGCAAACTTTATTGCGTTTGGGAGTGGCGGAACAAGCGCGGCGACTCCCGTCACCTTCACCATTGCCTCTGGAGTGCCGAGCATCCCCGCAGGCCAGACTTTCACTGGTAGAGTAGGCACCGCGTTTTCGGCAAGGCCCGCACTTTCCGACGCCGTCGAACGCCCTGTGACAAGTTGGTCGGCTACCGGCCTTCCAAGCTGGGCAACGCTTAACGCCTCGACCGGCGAGATCACCGGCACCCCGCAAGATAGCGGCAGTGCAACGATTACGCTTACAGCCACCGGGTCCAGTGGAACTAGCGAGGCGGCAGTAATAATCTCGGTTGCAGTTGGAGCGCCGATCATCCCCGCAGGCCAGACTTTCACTGGCAAAGTGGGCGAGGCATTCAGCGTGACACCAGTCCTCACCGAAGCAGCATCTCGGCCTGCGACAATGTGGGGCTCTGACGGCCTCCCCGCAGGATTAGCCATCAACACTGCCACCGGAGCCATCACCGGCATTCCGACAACTAAAGGCACGATCACCGTAAATATTTCCGCCCAATCAGTCGAAGGCGAATCCGTGGAATCTGTCGCCTTCACCATCGCTTTTGGATCTCCTGAGATCATTCCCGGGCAGAAATTATCCATAGTTCAAGGCGATGTCTTTTCCGCCCAGCTACAAGGAGCCGCCGAGTCCGACCGACCGATTTCCGCATGGACATCGTCCGACATTCCCGCATGGGCAACATTGGAAAGCGACGGTCGAGTCCATGGCACACCTCCCGCCTCAGGCCAATTCACATTTACCGTCACAGCCACGGGGCCGGGAGGCACCGACACCGACACCGTTTCTTTGGAGTCCTCAGCTGAGGCTCCGGTCATAGCGACGACTCTGGTTGACGCCAAATTAGGCGTCCAGCACGAATCCTTCTTCACCACGACCGAGCCCGCCTCGATGCCGGTTTCGTTTTGGGGAGTTACCGGGGCACTGCCAGCAGGCCTCTCCCTAGACCCCACTACAGGCCGTTTATTTGGAACACCTCAAGCGGTCGGCACAAGCTCTGTATCTGCCTACGCGCAGAACTCCGTAGCCAAAGGGTCGGCCACTATTTCCATCGTCGTCGCCCCAGGCGTCCCGATTGTGTCGGCTCAAGAGTTTTACGGCGCCGCTGGCAAAGACTTCGATGCCACCCTGCAAGCTCAAGACACGACCAACCGCCCGGCGACCACATGGAGCATCGCCCCCGCCCTCCCATCTGGACTCGCCCTCGAGACCCCCACCGGAAAGATCACCGGCAACCTCACCAACCCCGTCCGATTTTCTGCCACCCTCACAGCCACAGGGGCCGGAGGCACAGCCAGCGCAGCGCTCACCATCGACATCGGCGCGCCCATCATCGCGCCCATCGATGCAAAGGTTGACTTAGCCCTCGATGCCTCGGTGAATTTCACCACCGCCACCATCACCTCTGGCCGCTCCAAGGTGGAAACATGGACCACCACCTCATTGCCAACAGGCATCACCTTCAAGGACGGCGTCTTTTTAGGAAAAGCTCAGGCCTCCGGCACATTCCAGATCACCGTCACCACGCAGAATAAATGGGATACCTCCAACGCGAAAGTCACCTTCGTCGTCGCTCAAGGCGCTCCCATTATCGCCGCAGGCCAGATCTTCAAGGCCAAGACTGACACTAAAGCCGATTTTGAAATTGGCCTCGTAAACAAAGCCTCACGCCCGGCAACAAAGTGGACAGCTCAAGGCACACTTCCTCGAGGCCTGGGGCTCAGTCAAGACGGGCGGATCTCGGGCACTCCCTCGCAGAATTTCAACGGCACCATCACGCTCATCGCCGAGTCCATCCTGGGCAAAAGCACCGCCTCCATCGCCATCACCATCAAAGGCCCGATATTTTACGGCGACAAAAATCCCGTCTTGCAGCCAGGGCGCGTCGTAAAAACATTCCCAAGCGGCCTCGTGATGGTCTCCGAGGTCTACAAAATGCGTCCGAGCAACGAAGCAGCCGCACGCTCGAGGTTCGCGCAAGGCCAGACGCTTGTCACCTCATCGACATCCTCCACTCCGCTGAAGATATTCCCAGCCCCCGACTTCAAAAGCCAAGATTCGGGCTTCGTCGAGATGGTCGTCACCGCCTACGGATTCACTGGTTCCGATTTCCGCCGGACCAGAAAGCGTATGCAAAGCGCCAAAAAGCTCACCAAGGTCCTAGAAGTTCCAGAGGGCGGAGGAGCCCCCACTTTCCTAGGAAAATACAGCGAGTCCAACATTCAGATTCTCGCAAATACCCACACCATCACCCGCGCCGTGGCCTATGGCACAGCAGTCAACCCCATCGATGGATCTCACGGCGTCACATCTTTAGGGGGCTACTCCTCAGTGATTTCGACGGTCACAGAGCGATACGATGTCACCGCCTTTGGCGAAGTCGACGAAGTTACGGTGACGACCGCCTACGAAGTCACCTTTACCCAACAATGACCTCCGACCCACCAGTCTCATTCGACGCCGCAAAAAAAACGGCAGGCAACCCCTCAAGTGGCGGCTACCCCTACCAATTAAAAGCCGATGACCTCGACAAGAATTTCGTATGGGCGACATTGGAGATCGATGCCTCTTTCGTCGAGCAGACCACCGGCCAAGGAGGCCACCCCCAGCGCAAGCTCAAGCTCCCCCCCGCGCCCACCACCGGCACCCACGTCCTCGGCTCGGTGTCTGGCACGTTGACGTGGATCGCCACCGAGGAATGCTAAAAATGAAACCTGAGACCGGAAACCTGAGACCGGAAACCAGCGCGCCATTTCAAGTTTCAAGTTTCACCCTTCACCCTTTTCTTCCATGACCCTCGGCCTCACATCATCCGGCGCAGTAAAAACAAAATCCGACGGCACTCTCGGCCTTCGCGCTGTGAATTGCGCGTGTTGTGGGACGTGTGGTGGTTGCGTAATAACCGTAAACTCTGCCACGCGGATAATTTTAGATGCAGCAACAACAGGAACTCTTAATGGGTATTCTCCCGATACATGGTTGCAACTGGCAACAGGATTTGCTGCAGAGTGGTCTTATTATGTAGATGGGCATCTTGCATATTACCAATTCTTTTATGCTTACGGTTGTTTTTTTGGAGAAGGATGGGAAGGTGGATTTGAGCAGATTAGCACGGTATGCTGCGATGAAGGGCCTCCAGGATATGCTTGTAGCGACAAGAATTTAACAATAAATGGAGTTGTGTATTTAATACACAATTTTTATCCAACGGGAGCCCCTGATCCGGGACCATTAGTTCCTCCGCCGCTTTTTGTTTTTTCATGATCCTCCCGCCGCACATAGCCGAACGCCGCGCTCAACAACTCGCACGCTTCGGCAACGCCGCGCACCGCTTCGCTCGCGCAGGCTTCGCGACCACGCCACCCGAAGCACTCGCCAGCCGCGAAGCGACTTGCCGCGCCTGTCCCGAATGGGACGCCACCGCGCTGAACGCCACAGGCCGCTGTCGCAAGTGCGGATGCTCGACTTGGGCGAAACTCCGCATGGCAACCGAGCGTTGCCCTCTCGGAAAATGGGAAGCAGTGGCTCCCGACTTAAAACTTAATTCTTAATTCTTAAAACTTCTCCCCCCCTCCGCGACCCCCGCGCCTCCGCGTGAGTCTTCCCCCTCTGCTCCGCTCCTGACCTAGTTCCGCGCCCCCCGCGCATTTGACACCCGCCGCCTCGTAGCGGCATGAAGTTATTCATCGATCTCACATCTCGGCGGTTCGTAAAAAGCGCGGCATCCTCCGCCGCCCTCGCCTCGCTCACGCTCAAGCGCCGCGATCTCCTCCCCATCGAGATCCAGTTCGTGCTTCGCGGGGCCGCCGTCGCCACGCCCTCCGGCACGACCTTCACGACCGCGCTAAAAGCCAGCTACGCCGACGCCAACTTCCTCGCCCTCGCCGCCGCCGGGGTGCTCGATCTCAACACCATCCCGCTCGAGGCCGCATTTGCATCCTCCCCCGCCGTAGTCACCGCCCTCCTCGAGGTCCGATGGACCGCCACCGGCGAAGCCACCCGCACCGCCACTCTCCCCGTCGAGATCCAGAACTCCGTCATTATCGGCACCGAGGCCACACCAATCGCCATGCCGGACGGCAAAGCCACCCAAGCGCAAGCCGAGGCAGGCACAGACCACTCCGCCTGGATGACCCCGCTCCGCACCGCGCAGGCCATCGCACTTCTCGCCCCGCCTCCCACATGGGCGAGTGTCACAGGCAAGCCCGCCACATTCGCCCCATCCGCCCACACGCACACCGCCAGCCAGATTACCGACTTTGCCAGCGCCGTCGTCGCCGTCTCCCCGCCCGTCGCCTGGTCGAATCTAACAGGCAAGCCAGCCACATTCCCCGCCACCGCGCACACGCACCTCAAAGGCGAGATCACCGGCCTTAATGCCGACCTCGCCGCCCTCACTGCCTCAGATACAGCCCTCGGCCAGAGAATCGACTACCTCGCCGCGAATCTGGACCCTGCCGCGCTTGACAGCATCGCCGAAGCCGCCGCCAGCATCGGATCGCTCCAGACGCAGATCGACGGCAAAGCCACCGCAGCGCAGGGAGCCAAGGCCGACACCGCCCTCCAGCCAGAGCCCGCAGACTATCGCGGAGCCTACGACAACGGTGCCGACTACTGGCCCGGACAAATCGTCAGCTACGGCGGCGCTCTCTACATCCGCATCGCCGAACCAAACCCCGGCTATCCACCCGGCACTAGCTATTGGGCCGCATTCAATCCATCCGCCTCGCCCGCATTCAAATTGTGGGTGGATCTCTCCAAAGCCGACACGATCCACACCCACCCGGCAACCTCCATCACCGGCCTCTCCTCGTTCATCGTCGCCTCGGCCCCCGGGCTCTCGATCAACACCACCGTCCGCACTGGCAACGGCACCGCGACCACATTCCTCATCGACGGCCTCGTCAGCTCCGACCCCGAGCATGTCCTCGTCGCCCTCAACGGCGTCACCCAGACACCCGGCACCGACTACCTCGTTTCAGAAGCCAGCGGCACCATCACCTTCGACGAACCGCCCTCCGCAGGCACTCAGATCGCCGCCACCGCCCTCGGCCTCCGCAGCGTCCAGCCGCCCCTAGATCCCACCCTTTACCTCTTCGCCTTTGCAACCAGCCTTGACGGCCTAACGACCTACAGCGGGCGCTTGCTCAATGCCAACCGCCCCGCTTTACCAGCCCTGCCCGACACCGCCACATCGTGGACCGTCCGCCGCTCCACGACCGACGCCGCCGGGCGCGTCCTCGCAGTCGCCACCGCCACTGGATCGTGGCTCAACCGGGAGACTCTCGTTTTCGCATGACAACAATAACCGAGAGCAACCTCAGCCAGCAACTCGATCTCTCGAGCTTCGACCTCACGCTGCCAGGCATCGTGGTCGAGTATCCAACCCGCTCCAATTTCCCGAGCGTCGGAAAATCCGACCGCCTGTATCAGGCCCTCGACGAAGGCATGCCCTACCGCTGGTCGCCCTCCGCGAGCAGTTACGCCCTCATGATCCCGATCATCGATTGCGGCAATTTTTGACAATCTCCCTACCACGAACACCCAACCAAAACCACCAACCACCTAATTAGCCATGCCAAATCCAATCATTCGCATCAAACGCGGTTCCGGCAGTCCGGTCTCGCTTCAAGTCGGGGAAGTAGCCTTCGATTCTACGAACAAGAGTTTTTTCATCGGAACCGCGGAAGGCGTTTTGCCAATAGCGGGAGAGCACATCTTCTCCAAGAAGACCTTCGTCAATGACGCCGTAGCAGCAGAAGCAGCGCTTCGCAGCTCAGGCGACTCGACACTCACCTCCTCGCTGAATTCGGAAATTTCACGGGCACAAAGTGCTGAAAGTGGCATCGCGGCAGGACTCGCACAAGAGCTCACAGACCGCGCCGCCGCGATCAGCTCAGAAGCCTCCGCTCGTAGCTCCGCTGACACAACCCTCGACGGAAAGATCACGACGGAAAAAAATCGCGTTGACGCGATCCTCTCCGCAGCAGGCGCAAACTCCGACACATTTGCCGAGATCGTCAGCTTGATCAACTCGGTTGATGCAACCAACGACAGCGCATTTGCCGGTTATGTGTCCAGCAACAACGCAGCCCTCGCTTCCGAAGTCTCGAGCCGTGAAGCCGGTGATGCAACGCTGACCACCGCGCTTGGCGTGACCAACACAGCAGCCACAGCATTGGCCGGTAGAGTCACAGCAGCCGAGGCAGACATCAACTCGGAAGAGACTGCCAGAGCAGCAGCCGACACGACTCTTCAGTCAAATATCACGGCAGAGGCCAGCTCGAGAGCCAGCGGAGACTCGACACTTCAGTCAAATATCACAAGCGAGGCCAGCACGAGAGCGAGTGCTGACACCAGCCTACAGACCAATATCACGGCAGAGGCAGCAGCCAGGACCAGTGCAGACGACGCGCTAGACGCACGCCTGGATAGCCTCGAGGCCAGCATCGACGGCGGCACCTACTAACCAACCAACCAACCCCGGCGGGGCGCTCCATAGCGCCTCGCCACGCGGGGGTCTCCACCGCGAAATAAAACTGCCCTATGGCCACACAAATCATACCCAAAAAATCCTCCGTCCTCGGCAAGATCCCACTCGCTGGCGATCTCGCAGTCGGAGAACTAGTGCAAAATCTCGCCGACCATTGCCTCTACTCAAAAGACGCAAGCGGCAATGTCTTCCGCATCGGCACTCGTCCCGTGCCCGATAAAGTCGAAGTCTTCGACATCATCGGATCCAATCTCTACTACGGCAAGCTCGCCTACGCCGACTTCCCAAACAGCGGGTCCATCTACGACAGCGCCCTCTGGGACATCTCCCGCACCACCACAGACGCCGCTGGCGAAGTCACCGCCGAAGCCAGCGCCACCGGCGCGTGGAGCAACCGCACCTCCTTGACCTATGCTTAGTCCCCTCTACGGCCAACTCTCCCCGCTGCGCGTGCCGACCAGATCTCGTCGGAACATAGTCTCCGATACGGATGCCGAAGCGTATTTGCAGGCGGTCGAATCCGCCGACTCTGCGGGATTAGAGCAATCCGTAGCCGACGCCGTGAACTCATTTATCGTCGGCTGTAAATCGGACGGGATATGGAGCGCAATCAAATCGTCCTGCATTTTAGCCGGAGCCCGCACGCTCTCCGGGGCACTCGTCCCACTCGTTGGATCTGCGCCGACAAACTCTAATTTTGTCTCTGGCGATTTTAGTCGAAAGACTGGCCTGAAAGGCAACGGATCAACTAAGCGATTGAACTCAAATTATTTTTTCCCAACATCGAACCAAAATAATGCTCACGCCGCATGTTTTGCTTCAGGGATTACTGGAGCAGCAAAATTGCTGCTGGGCGACGAGGGAGGGGGCAGTTTAGCAACGACAAGCATATCCGTTGCATTTTCGACCTCGCAGTCTTTTTCAAGAGCAAATTGCGTCACGCAAACCACAACAGCACTTGCACCAACACCCGGAACATTTGCTGTAAGCCGCTCTGTAGGTGCCTCCTTTAATTTTAGAAGAAACGGGGCATCCCAGATTGTTAGTGTTAATTCAGTAATCCCTCGTCAAGTGGCCATGAGTTTTTTTTCAAGAACAAATACCCCCAGCTTCTTTTTTGACGGGCACATCTCCTTCTACTCAGTGGGGGAAAACGTCGACCTCGCCGCCCTCGACACCCGCGTCAGCACCCTTATGACCGACCTCGCCGCCGCCATACCATGACACTCGCAGACCTTATCCAGCAACCCGTAAGCTACGAGGCCACCAAAGACCTCGCGCTCGTATTCTCGCCCGCCCTCGCCGCGCAACTCGCCGCCGTCCAATCCGAATATGGCAACCCCCGCCATGTCGCCAGCCCCGTCGATCTCGTCGATGGCCGCAAAATGCTGTGCGCAGACCTCCTCACCGAAATCGCCCCAGGCGGCCTCTACTCTGGCGGCTTCGCGCATCTTCCCGCCGAGCTTTTCCCGCTCGTCGAAGTCCTCCCGATGTCCCAAGTCCTCCCGCTCCTGCCCCAACCCGAAGAAATCTAACCAACCCACCACCATGCTCGAACAAGTCTCCACCTCCGTAAAGTTCCTGGCTTTTTTTACCGCCAGCAAAACCGGCAAAACCGGCCTCACCGTCACCATCGACATATACGATCCATCCGGTTCGCAGATCGTCACCGCAGGCAGCGCAACCGCCATCGGAGGCGGGCTGTATTCCTACACGCTCTCGACCAACAACAGCGCAGAGGGCGAGTATGCCGCGATCTTCAAAACCACCGACGCAACGGTGGACTCTCAGCACATTCCCAGCCTTTGGGTGTTAGGCCGCGCCGGAGTGGAAAACCTCGACGCCGCGACCAGCACTCGCCTCGCTTCCTCGGGTTACACCGCGCCAAGCGCAGCGCCAACCGTTGCCCAAATCCGCACCGAGATGGACACCAACTCCACAAAGCTGGCGAATTTGGATGCCACCGTCTCAAGCAGACTCGCCACATCTGGCTACACAGCGCCAAGCACAGCACCAACCGTTGCCCAAATCCGCACCGAGATGGATTCTAATTCGACAAAGCTGGCGAATCTGGATGCCACGGTGAGCAGCCGCCTAGCCACTTCCGGCTATACCGCCCCAAGCGCAGCGCCAACCGCCGCGCAGAATGCTTCCGCAGTTCGCACAGAACTAGGGACCGAACTGTCACGCATAGACGCAACGACCTCCAGCCGCCTCGCAAGTAGCGCCTATACAGCCGCGCCGACAACCGCGCAAATCGCCACCGCAGTTGAAGGCTCACTTCTTAATGAAGCAGACGGACAAGCCGTCCTCAATGCCATCGTCGGCGCCATCGGTAACACTAACCTCTCGGAAGTGTCCATCGTCGCGGCCGTCCGCGCCGACCTCGAGCGCAACGGCGGAAAGCTCGACAGCATCCCTACCATCGCCGCACCGACCGCAGCCGCCAACGCGACCGCAGTGTGGAGCGCAGCCACGAAAGAAATCACCGGCGGAACGGTAACGACGCTCACTAACTCGCCATCCGTGCCGAGTGCGGCAAGCATCGCCTCGGCCACACGCACCGAACTGGCCGTGGAGCTGGCTCGCGTGGATGTCGCCACCAGCACGCGCCTCGCCACTTCCGGCTACACAGCCCCGACCGCCGCACCAACCGCCGCGCAAAACGCTTCGGCTGTCCGCACCGAACTCACAACCGAGCTAGGCCGCCTCGACGTAGCGACAAGCACACGCCTCGCAGGCAGTTCCTACACCGCGCCAGCGAACTCGGACATCACGGCCATCAAAGCCAAGACCGATTTGTTAAACACGGACCGCCTAGCCAACGTGGCCACCACCGCCATCGTCGGCAACCTCATCGCCCAGGCTAACAGCTAATGGACAAGCAGCTCCTCGAACTAACGAACTACGCCAGCGGTCAATCCGACCGCTGGCTCTTCGTCTGCCTCCTCGTCATCGGCCTCGCCGCCGTCTTCACCCTTTTTCGTTACTTCACGGGCCGCCTCGACGTCCTCCAAACCCGCATGGACAAACAGACCGAGGAGTTTGTGGAGCACTTGAAAACAGCCAACAGCGAAATGCTATCCGTCATCGCATCCGCCCGCAGCGTCATCGAGCGGGTCGAGCGCAAACTTGACACCCGGCCTCAATAGTATGGCCATCCTATTTAAAATCGTCGACTCGTTGTCACAGAACTCAACGTGGAGGGGGCTTATCCTGCTGGCCACAGCGGCAGGCGTCCACATGGAGCCAGAGCTTCAGAACCAAATCGTGGCGACCGGCCTTGGCCTTGTCGGCCTCATCAACGTGATTCGCAAAGGAAAATGAGACCCCGCCGAATCGCGCTGTTGATGGTCCTCCTGTCATTTGTATTCCTCGGCATGGCATTCCTGACCTCCTGCGTCACCGTGCCGATCCCGCCATTCGGCGACCGCGTGGGCGAGCTCGGCAACCTCCAACTCGCCCTCTCGGCAAAATACATTCCTAACACGCCACCCGAATCCCCTGGCGACAACGCCATCGCCTTCGCCTGGTCAAAATACGGCGAGGCAAAACTCTTAAAAGACAAATGAACCTCGACGAACGCAGCGAGCGTAACCTCTCCACCCTGCACCCCGATATCTACGCCCGCGCCGCCTCATTTATCCTCGCCGCCAAAAAGCTCGCCGCACCGCTCAACCTAGACGTCAAGTGCATCTGTGGCCTCCGCACATGGGCCGAGCAGGACGCCCTCTACGCCAAAGGCCGCACCACGCCCGGCCCTAGGGTCACTAACTCCGCCGGAGGGGGCTCCATGCACAACTACTCACTGGCTCTCGATATCGCCGTATTTTCCAAAGACGGCAAGACCTACCACGGCGACCACGCATTCTACCGCGAGCTCGGACCCCTCGGCGAATCGCTCGGCTTCGAGTGGGGAGGCCGTTGGAAATTCAACGACGAACCGCACTACCAATTCCGGCCGAAGTGGGCGACCGGCATGACCGAGCGCGACATGATCGCCACCCTCCGCTCCCGAGTCTCCAAAAAAATCGACGTTCTGGCGTAGGGAAAATAGCTAGCGTAAAGCGAAAGGAAGCAACACATTACCCCCCCCCCCCCACCATGC